AGCATCTTGCTCCAGCGAGCCCGATTCCCGAAGGTCCGACATCATTGGTCGCTTGTCCTGCCGCTGCTCGACCCCACGGCTGAGCTGCGATAGTGCGAGGACCGGGACCTCGAGTTCCCTTGCAATTTGTTTGAGCGTCCGGGAGATATGCGAGACTTCTTCCTGCCGGTTCTCGCCACCCTTCCCGCGCCCAGAGATCAACTGAAGATAGTCGATCAGGATCATACCGAGACCCTTTTCCTTCTTGATTCGGCGACACTTGCTGCGGATCTCGGCGACCGTCATCGCTGGGGTGTCATCGATAAGAATAGGCAAGTCCGATAGGTTGCCGATCGCCATCGTCATCTTCTCCCAATCTTCGCCATCGAAGTTCCCGGTCCGAAAGCGGCCAGCGTCCACATTACCCTCCGCGCAAATCATTCGGCCAACGAGTTGTTTCTCCGACATTTCCAGGCTGAATATCGCCACTGTCTCATCCAAGGACTTTAATACCTCTGCAACATTACGGCCTATATTCAGCGCTAACGCCGTCTTCCCGACTGACGGCCGCGCACCGACTATAATAAAATCACTCTTCTGAAATCCTGATGTCATACGGTCCAGGTCTTCGAATCCGGAAGATAATCCCGTTACTGATCCGGAAGACTGATGCGCATACCGATGTTCCACATCTTCGAACACCTCGAGTAGTATCCCCCGAATGGAGCGTGGACCTTTCTTACCAGCTCCAAGCTCCTTGATTGCCTCCAGTTTTGATTGAGTAGCGGCTATGACCTCTCCCGGATTTGAGGTTTGCCATGCATCTTTTAATCGTTCCTGCAGTTCGATTATGAGTTGACGCTGAGAAAATTTTTCGATCACGATTCCGATGTAAAATTCAACGTTTACCGCAGTTGGCGTTGCCGCTTGTATCTTCGAAAGGTAGCTCACGCCCCCTATATCTTCAAGCCACCCCTTATCCTGCAGTCGGGAAACAAGAGTAACGAGATCGACCGATATGCCCTCTTGCGATAACTCTGTCATGACCTTAAAAATCTTTCGATTTTCTGGATAAAAGAACTCGCCTCCATGAAGCCTGTCCACGACTTCGTTCAGCGCCTCTTTGGGATCAAGCAGTATAGCACCTAAAACAGATCGTTCTGCTTCCAGGCTCTCAGGAAGTTGATTCGCTGTTTCAGGCATCGGAAGACTCTGTTCGAACAAGGCTTCTCACCACCTCTCTGAGATTCTCCGGAGGTGCTGCACCCTTAAGTCGGAATTGAACTTCTCTCTCTTCAAGCATACGGAGCGTTTCCTCCGCGTTCGGGATGTATGGACCAGAGCTATACTGCGTCTGTGTTACAGCAAGCGCGCCAGGATGGGGTGGGAACTTATTTTCCGGATCCCGTATATATTTCCGCAGGTTGGCCTGGGCCAATTCAAAAGGTACGTCCTTCAGTATCTCTACCCAAATCGCAACTTTGTCATCGTCGTAGATAAAGCTGTTATACGCGTTCAGGATAATCAAAAAGAGTTGTCGAATCTCGACTTCTTTCACGTTCCATCAGCCTCCTAATTTTCTCTTTTTCCTGTTCATTTTTTTCCGTAAGAGGGTTACCGCTTTTTTTATTTCCATGTCCTGCCTGCAACTTTCGCTGCGCTTCCTCGGCGGTTGTATTGCGAATAATTCCAAACGTGTATTCCTCTTTGGCTTTGCTGTACTCGGGATTTCCCATATGCGTCCGCATCGCGTATTCCACTCGGACAGGATCAACTCGAGAAAAGCAGGTGTAAACCTTGACTACAACGCTATCGGCTAAGTTTTTTTTCTTTCGCATCGATGCGATGAACAGCAGGTACTCATCGATTAGAGTTAATAGTTCGGCAGAATACCGACATCGGAAATTCTCAATTTCCGTGGATATAAGTTCTTTATTATTACCATTCTTTACATTCTTGTTTGTGCTCATCTGTTGATCGTTTGTTGATCGTTTGCTGCTCATTTGCTGCTCACTATCCTGCTCATATTGATGATCATCAGTTTGATATAAAGTCCAATTTACTATAGTAACAATGGAATATTTGTTGCTCGATTTGATGATCAAAAACTCTTGCTTTTCTAACGTCTGTAGCCATCTCCACACGGTGTACTCCGACACATGGTCGCTACGCTTCAATCCCTTGTTATACATCGCGTGGAGGTCGAATCTTCCGGTTAAAAATTGACCTTGCTCAAGGTCGACTGTCTGTTTCCCGGCAAGCTGGGAGTGCGGTTTATGACTCGCTTCCAGCAGGCAGATCGTCCATAAGCGGAACAGCTGCAGGTCGTTAAATATCGGATTAGAGCGTATCTTGCGGTGGATTCTGATCCATCCCGACATGCCCTTCACCCTCTTTTACCGAGTTACTCTTATACATAGCGAACTCCTCTCGGCTCTTGATTTAATATGAGTCATGGCCTACAATACGGTTAAGAAAAACTACGTAGTTTCCCGAAATAGCTGCCGACCAGGGCGGCTATTTCTCGTTTCATGGGGTGATTCACCGTATGTATCCCTTCGCTCGTAGTTCCTGCCTGAGTTCTTTCCAGATTGCAAACCAACTGAAGCCGTAAGCCTTGCAAAGCATTGCCACATGATTGGTCAAAGCCGTAATGGCTTGAATGGACTTCATCAGGGCCATTTTGATCTCTTGAAGGTCCTGTTCGCTTAAGCGCTCCTTACTCTTGGTGATTGGGCCCCGCAACGCCTGCAGAGCCTCCTGAACTCCCTCAAGCGCTCTAAGATGGGTACTGGACCGGTGTATATCTATCTTCGAGAAGATTGGTACCCAAGAGTCGTTTGTTACCTCATTGGCAGCAGACATCATCAGGAACGGATCGTCGTAATTTGCATTGATTAACTGCATAATGTCCTGCGGTACCTTACGAGTCCCGGCCACATATTTACGGATGGATGACGGACTTACGAAGGCAAGTTTAGCCACATCTTCCTTCCTAACCCCGGCTTCGTCTGTATAGTTATCCAGGGCTTGTCCGAAGCTCATTGTCTCTTTCCCTCCTTTGTCCTATTAATCTAGTGAATTTATACATGGATTCACGGTATAGTAGAAATGGTTCAACCCTTATTACCGTGTACCGCTGATCCCTCAATCGGCGGTACACATCCTAACCAACGGACATATCCGATCGTCACTATCCCGCACCCCACCTACTCCACGACCCTAAGATTGGGCTTGTTCGGCGTCATTGCTGTCATGTCCCCATATTCATCAAACGTTGCTGTAAACTGCTGTAGGGGCCTTTGAGTGACCTCTTGTAGAACATCGAAAGCACTGATTTGGCTCTTCTTCATAACCATAAGAAAGTACTCCATAAAAATATCAAATAGAAAACAACTGCTGTCACTCTCAACTCGTTCCAAAAAGATGTACCGCTCTAGTGTGTTGAAATCGATCTCGTCCGGCAGCTCCTCAACAAGTTCTCGGTATGGCTGAATTCTGACGCCATCCCAGGATTTTAGATCTTTGTTTATGTTGAAAAGGGACAGGAACATATCCTTGGGCATCTTCCAGCCGGATAGAAACGGTGCATTAAGAAATAGTGCCAAGCTTTCAAATTCCGTTGATTGATCCAGAAGGTGAATCAGCTCGGCCTTAGTTGCTTCAAGCTGATGCAATAATGAATGACCAGTTTCAGATAAGGTTTTCTCAAGAGGTTTTAATTGTTTTAACAGCGTCCTACCCTGTGATTTCAGTTGCGAGAGATTACGTTCGTGATGCTGAATCTTTCTACCATAAATACGGAGGGCAATATAAAAGTTTGTGTAACCATAAGAGGGCTGGCTTAACTTTTTCTGAATCGCGCTACTTTTGAACCGGTTGATCTGTTGTTCGTCTATGTCCTCTGTCCGGTTCTTCAGCATTGACGCGCTTATGACGTTAAGTATCTTCAAGTGATATCCGGTGATTGAATGAGTTTCTGTAGATAGCAATTCAGAATAGTTGGGGATAAATTCATCGATTTGCGCTCGCAGGCGATAAAACTCCATTACGGATTTACTCATGACTCACCGCCTTGATTTTCCTGGATGCTCATATTAATACAACCCCCGCTTCACAGGTGGTAGGAGATAGAGCATCCATCATACGGATCAAATCATTTTTGTGCAGGTCGTACAGTTTGGCATAGGCTTTATTCATGTTTTCCGATTCTTTTTTATTAATGATCACAACGATTTCGTCGGGTTCTTCATTGATCTCCAAGTGCGTTTTATACCGTCTTGAGTTCGGGTAGGTCCAAACGATGTACCATTCTTTAAGGGCTGCTAAGTATGTCTCGACAACAAACTTTTTAATAATGAGCAGAAATTTGCTGAAATCATGTTCTTTATTATGCTCAAGTTCCTCAATGAATTCAGATAGTA